CCGGATCCGTTCCATTGTATCGAATCGGCGTACCTGTTTCTGCGTGATGAGTGCCAGAACGTGCAGATCAATAACGGTCTGTTGACAGTAACGATGGAGGTGAGCAAGTGGGAATCCCTGTTCTGATCCTGGGCTACAGTGGCTCAGGAAAGACCCGGTCCATTAAGCTGATGGATCCGAACACAACCGGCGTATTTCTGGTGGAAAAGCCCAGGCTTCCATTCCGAGAACAGTTCAAGATCGTAAAAAACGCCGGATACCCGCACATTATGGCCGCGCTGAGTAAACCGACCATGAAAAGCTATGTGATCGATGACAGCCAGTACCTGTTGGTTAACGAGTTTTTCGACAAGGTGAACGAGAAGGGCTACGAAAAGTACACGCAGATCGCGCTGAACTTCCGGAACCTGATCCACTGGGTAAACGTCGGATGCCCGGATGACGTGATCGTTTACTTCCTGCACCACATCCAGACGGACGAGCTGACCGGACGAATCAAGGCGAAGACCATCGGGAAGATGCTGGATGAAAAGCTGACCGTTGAGGGCTGCTTTGACATCGTGCTGAAGACGGAGGTCAACGGGGACGGCTACTGGTTCCGGACCCATACGACCGGCAACGATCCGGTGAAGACGCCGGAAGACATGTTTACTGATGACCTGATCCCGAATGATCTGGCTTTTGTAGATAAAACCATCAGAACATATTACGGAATGGAGGAAAACTAACATGGCAAAAATTAACGGATTCAAGAGTGAGGCACCGAAGAAGGGTTTTGCAATGCTTCCGGAGGGTGCGTATGTCTGCGGCATCAAGAACGTGAAGATTGACGGCATGGTGCCGGATCAGCAGATCGTGCTTCGCCTGGACATCATCGAAGGCGACTGGGCGGGTTACTACACGAAGCGCTACAACCATGATAAGGACAACGCCAACAAGTACGACGCGAAGTACAAGGGCGACTTCCGGATCCAGATTCCGGATGGAAACAACACGAAGCGCCAGCACCCGGAATGGGACCTGAAGACGCTGAACAACTCTATCTGGTGCATTGAACAGAGCAATCCGGGTTTCCACTTTGACGGAGACACGGACCATATTGGCGAGCTGAAGGGAAAGATCGTCGGCATCAATGTCCGCGGAGGATCATACAACGGCATTGAATACACGCAGATCGGCCGGCTGGAAGTCGTGGAAGACGTTCGGAACGGCCTGGTTAAACTCATGAAGCGCAAGCCCGACACGATGGGCACAGTGGATGGTTCCGCACCTGCTTCTGCAGATCCGAGCGGCTTCCCGATCGTGGAAACAGAAGACCTCCCGTTCTGAGGTGCCCGTGATGGTATTGTATGAAGACACCCGCCAGCAGGCAGGAAAGCACCGGAATATTCATCAGTACTGCGCGAGGCACGATATCGAGATCATCCGCCAGGCTCTGAACGTAGGAGACTACCAGATCGCCGGAAAAGGTGATATCTCCGTGGACACGAAATACGGCGTCCCGGAACTGGCCAGCTGCTGTTTTCAGGAGCACGACCGCTTCCGGGACGAGTGCCTCCGCGCCCAGCGGTGCGGCATCAAGCTGATCATCCTGACGGAGGAGAAACTGCCCGGAGGGCGCCTGGACTGGTGGCGCTCTCCGATCGGCTGGGACGGTCTCCCGATGCACAAATTCAGCCCGGAAACGCTGCGGAAAGTACTGATCACCATGACGCACGAATACGGCGTACAGTTCCGGTTCTGCGATTGGCACAGCACGGGAAAGTTACTGATTGAGTACCTTTCAGGAGTAAAAACATGAACGAAAAAGAGAATGAATCTTTCCGCCTGGTGTATCAGTTTTATGACAAATGGCGTGGGACAATTATCGAAACGCAAGAGCAGTGGAACCAGTTCGCAAAGGACGTCGGACAGCTTGGCATTGATCTCGACATTGATCACAATCCGCTGGGCTGGCACCTGATGAACGCGGTGCTCGACACCATCAATGACCTGTACAAAAACGGAATGAAACCGGTACCTGCCGGATACTTCGGGAGGGATGACCTATAGACATCAGACAGGCCGCCCAGGCGATCCGCGACACCGTGACGATGGATCAGATCCTGCTGCTGTACGGGTACCGGACAAAACACGGAATGATGCCGTGCCCGTTCCATGGGGAACGGAATCCTTCCCTGAAGATCTACCCGAACACTGGTGGCTGGCACTGCTTCGGGTGCGGGCGCGGCGGATCCGTGATTGACTTCGTGATGGAACACGAAAATTGCAGATTCCAGGCAGCTGTCCGTGCGATTGACGGAGCGCTTCACCTGGGCCTGATGGATCCGAAGGAAGACGCCCTGGAAGCCTCCGCGGAGAAACGGAAGCAGGAATGGCTGGACAGGGTTGTCGCTGCCATCAACGCGTATCTGGACACGCTCACGGCCGTGATTGATGCGGAACAAAAAACAAGGCTGATCATGGTCCGCCTGCTTGAGAAAAAGCGAGACAACGACGTCCAGAGCGTGACGGCGGATGAATGGACGGAGATCCTCAAATGGAAAGAGGACGACCAATACGACGAATACCGGAAAACGGTAATAGATGAGTTCCGGGAGGAGGTGGCAGCATGGCGGAGGAAGGCACGGAGAACGGGATGACGCCTGACTTTGACGAAACCGACGGAAACGGCGGAGGGAAAAGCAATGTCAGCCTGCTCGCCGGCGGGAAATCCGGACCGATCCAGGTCAAGGCTACCATTGACAACTTCTACAAGCTGATCACCAACCACTACGGGAACAAGCTCAGGCTGAACGAGATGACCGGGAAGCCGGAATGGTGGTGTAAGCACCGGCAGCAATGGCTGGAATGGACGGACGCTCAGGAAAGCGAATGCAGGGCATATTTTGAGAGCGCCTACGGCATGTACAGCCAGGCAAAACTATCCGACGCGCTGGCGATCTACTTCAAAGACCACAAAGTCAACCCACTTCTGGACATCCTGGAGGCCCTGCAGTGGGACGGGAAACCGCGGGTGGAACAATTCCTGCACGACGTGATGAAGGCGGAAGACAACGAATACACGCGGGAGTGCAGCCGGCTGATCTTTGCCGGCGGGATCCACCGGGCGTATGAACCGGGGTGCAAGTTTGATGACATGATCGTCCTGATCGGCACACAGGCCGCCGGGAAAAGCACCATCGTGCGCTGGCTGAATATGGACGACGTCTTCTTCCGGGAGATCAAGACAATCAGCGGCAAGGAAGGCATTGAAACGATTCGCGGGGTGTGGATCGGTGAGGTCGGCGAGCTGATGGCCATGACACGGGTAAAAGAGGCGGAGGCTGTAAAGGCGTACATCACTAGCCAGGAAGACAGCTATCGCCCGCCATACGGGAAGCACGTCCAGACGATCCCGCGCCGGTGCGTTTTTGTGGGCACCACAAACAATCCGCAGTTCCTGACGGACAAGACCGGAAACCGGCGGTTCTATCCGGTGAAGGTAAACAGTTTCGCCTACAAGCTGTACGACAACGAAGAAGCCGTGAAGGAATACATCCGGCAGGCCTGGGCGGAGGCGGTGACGCTGTACAAAGAGAAAAAGCTGCAGCCGTTCGCCCGGAAGGAAGTGCTGGACCAGATCCGGCAGGCTCAGGAAATGGCGATGGAAGACGACTGGCGGATCGGTGCGATTGAGCAGTATCTGGACGATCAGAAAAAGCGTCCGGGCGACACCGTGAGCGTGATCGAGCTGTGGCACCGTGCTCTGGGTGAGCCTGAGGAAAGCAAACCGACGCGGAAGGATTCGATTGAGATCACGCAGATTATTACGAACATTCCCGGATGGATCCAGAGCCCGAATCCGATCAAGACGCAATGGGGACGGCAGAAAGTGTTCCGGAAGGACAATTATGCAGCTCTCTGGAGGTGAGTCGGTATACCGTCAGTATACCTTCGGTATACCCTCGGTTGCAGGAAGAATGTAGCAATATCAATACTTATAGCCTATAGCAACTAAGGTATACCAAAATTAATAAAAAAAAATATTTTCGTATAGGTAATATAGGAAAACTCAGTTCTTGGTTGCTTTGGTATACCAGAGAAAGGAGACAAAAATGAGTCAGAAAACAAATACAAAGCCAGTGAAGCCGTACATCGAGACGTTTTTCGGCGTCCCGATGAAAGGATATTGCGGCAATCCGGACTGCGAGCGGATGATCTGGACAGGCTGGGAACGACCGACACTGGACCAGATCAAGGAACGCGTAAAGGTCTGCCCGCACTGCGGAACACCGATCGACTGGGATTGAGAAAGGAGACAATTATGAGCAGATCAAGATTAGTCTGCAACCTCGGGATGGCCGATTTTTTCACGCTGCCGGACAGCGGAGAGATCTGGCGGAAGCGTGGCGTGGATCCGGTTTATGTTGATGTGACCGGCAAAAAACGCCAGAAAATGTATGAGTGCGAATCATTGTACGACGGAAAGCAACGGATCCGCCTGCCTGGGACACAGCGGGTAGATCTTGTGGATAAGTGACCCACGCGCGGCCAGACGGGGCAGTGCCGGCGGTCTGTTATGAAAGGATGTGAAATCCGCTCTCCCGCAGATCTCCGGACGTGCCGCTGCCGGCCGGTTCAATTCCGGCCACGCGCACTATTCTGCACAATATAGGAGAATTGCGAAACAATAGAAACAACAGAGTTAGTTGATTTAAATGACGCTTTAACACAGATGGAGGTTAATTGATGATAAGCATACAAACACAGATGGAAGGACTTCCAAAGCCTGATAAACAAGGGTATGCCACCATTGCTGAAATGATGCGTGACGATAAATGCCCGATTGATAAAAAGCTGAAACTGATTGGACAGATTCGGAATTGGGAAACATACAACGGTGTTA